ATGTTAACTGATACAAAGCTCAGAAAATCTTTAGGAAAGCGCAGAGAGAAGGTGGAAGTTTTATCAGATACAAACGGGTTAAATGTCCGCCTGTCTATTGCAGGTGCTGTAACCTTTTTTTATCGATATCGCTGGGAGAATAAGCCAGCACAAATTAGCATTGGTGAATATCCTTCCATATCTCTTAGCTCTGCCAGAGAGCGTCGACAGCAATTCCGAAAATGGATTACTGAAGGGTTTGATCCTCGCCAGCAAGTAAAGCTTGAAAAAAAGGAAAAGTCCGATGCGCTTACAGTAGATGAAGCGTACTGCTATTGGGAGGAGTATTACTGTAAACCTGAAGGATTAATAAAAATAGCGGAAAATAGGAAAAGTTATATCAAGCATATAAAGCCGGCCCGCGGAGATTCTATTGTGGATCAAACCACAAAATCCAACTGGTTAAGCGTGTTTGACAGTATGGGCAGATCTGTAATATCAGGAGAAATGCTCTCACTTATGAAGAGAGCTTTTAGATTTTGCTCTAACCGAGGTGTTATAAATACAAATCCCATCGAGACACTTAGACGATCAGATGTAGGAACCTCTCCGGCGCATCAGGATAGAAAACTTTCAGATAGTGAAATAAAAATCGTTTGGGATTCTTTAGATACTATGCCTCAGTCTCAGCAGGTTATTGTCCGCTTCTTGCTTTTGACTGGTTGTAGAACTGCTGAAATTCGAAAAGCGAAATGGAGCTGGTTTGATTTTGAAAACAAAACTTGGACTGTCCCTGCTAAAGAATACAAGACAGGAAAGACTGTTCGAAGGGCTTTAAGTGCAGCTGTGATTTCTATGATGAAGGAGAAACAAAAGCTATCAGGCACAACGCATGTGATCACGCCCCTTCATTCGCGCATTAAAGCTGACAAGCCTCTATATCAGCCGCAGGTCGCAGATTACGCGTATCAAATTACAAAAAAGACGGGGATGAATTCATGGTCTCTTCATGACCTGAGGAGAACTGTAGCGACGCGCCTTTCAGAACTCGGTGCGCCACCACATGTTATTGAAAAATTACTTGGTCACCAGATGGGCGGGGTTATGGCTCGTTATAACCTTCACGACTATCTCGATGACCAGCATTACTGGCTGATGGTTTGGCATTGTCATCTGGAGAAGGTGCTGGGCCGGTCACTGTTGCCGCATTAACTTCATCTTCCCACTTTAACAGCTCCGATTTACGCCAGCGCTTCGGACATCCAGCAATAGTCGGCTTGGGGAAAGGGCGCTTAAAACTAGCAGGCATTCGCGCTGGCGTACTCCAAAAATGAAGGGTGCTACGTGAAATCTTGTATCGCTCCAACACGTCTTTAGTCAGCATGATTTCATCATTGACCATCATAAACCCCTTTCTTAATTATTCCTGCATTTTCAAGTGCTTTGTAAACGTCACTTTGATATTGAATATGCTGAAATAGTCCATTGACCCAATAATTTATGTCGTTAACATCTGGAATATTCAATGTGCGTGTTTCGTTGAGCGTTAGCCCCCGGCTTATACCTGGCTTGATAGTCAGGTATCCCTTCTTCTGCAAAATCGCTAATTTCAGCTGTGAATTATTTGATGATTTCCAGCCCATGCCTTCCGCCAATTCAGCGTGAGAAGGGGCAATGCCATGCTCATTAATATAATTACGCAAAAAATCCAAGGTTGCCTGTTGGGTGTTAGTCAGCGCTTCCATTTTTATTCTCCTTAGATTCAAACTCATGCTTTAGTGGCAAATAAACAGCCCTGTGAACAAACGGGATAAACGCAGCAAAGAACTTTTTAAATGTGTCCGCGCGATACCCGGTGACTTCATCAACCATCGTCTCAAGCCCATTACGTGGTTTACGTGGCAGCTCCATCTCATACAAGCGACAGAACTGAGTAACCAACTCCTCTTCCTTTAAGCAATGCTCAACGACTTCAGAGAATGCCGGATCATGCATCAAATCATGGACGAGTGTTAAGGGCAGCAATTGTGCTTTATTTTTTCCATTCATCACACCGCTCCTATCGCTTTTTCAACCACACGGTAAACTCGCTTACGCGGCTTTTTCTTTGGCTCAATTCTCCCTTGGGCTACCTGTGGCGCTGGCGGCCGCGCAACATTCTGGCCGTTGCGCATATAACGCTTACCGTTCATTCCCCAGATGATGCGCTGTGTGTGATCGCATCCGTCATCGATTCTAACGCTGGCCTGTACCAGCGCGTCGTTGAGATCTGCCATGTCGTGATTAGCCATTGCTCACCGCCTCTTCCAAAATTCCTTGCAAACGTTGCTCTGCTTTTGCCTGGGCCATAACTCGAAGCACCTGCAGGTCTGATTTACTTACTTCAGCGCTCAGCATTTTCAACAGCTCTTCACTTTCAAATCTGGACCGCATTCTGTTCAGCTCCTTCTCTTCACGGCGCAACACTGAGAGGCTTTCGGTGATCCGTCGCTGGGATTTTCTCCATGCCCTGAGAGCATCATGAGTCCTACGGTAGGGACCGATATCCGACTCATCAATTTCAGCTAAACGCGTCTTGATGCTATCGATAGTTTTATTAGCAATTGCCAGCGCCCTAAGGTGGTCAGCAATGCCGTTCAGCCCTTCATGGTTGATGCGCCCATTTTCCAGTTGAATGTTGCTCATTTGGCTGCCTCCCTTGTAGCTGCTCGGTATGCACGCAACCCGCGTTTTACCGGCCCGCTGATTACTGTTTTACGGATAAAGATGCCTGACGTTCTGGCAACCACATCAGCAGAAAGAAGGGCAGCATCAACTGCCTGGGTGTGTTTGCGCAGCTCAAACAGGCTGCTGGTGATGGTCAGCGTTGCCACGGCACCTTGATCCTTAAATTCAAATTTCATCAGCCAGCTTCTTTTTAATCATCGACTCAACCACATCCTGCCCACCCATGTCCTGGACCATTTCACCGTAGCGATTAAAGCAGGCATTAATCCATCGGATACCTCGCGGCTTAAGCTGCGGCACCGTTCCCCAGTCGACAAAGACTGAGTTGCCGCGCTCTGCAAATGCATCCATATCCAGAAGGTTGATATAGCGGTTGCGGCGCTCCATGAGAGTCATGCGCTTTTCTGCCAGGTGAGTATCAATAAAACCTTGCACCGCGTGCTGGCTCAGCGAGATATCCCCATACTGATGACGGTACACCGGGCGACGATGCATACTTACCAGGTGAAACAGGTAAGCATCGGCCAGCCACTGCAAAGCCTGCTGGTGGCTCTGCTGCAGCGTCTTACTGTATGAGTAGGGTTCACGCTTTGGCACGGTCAGCCTCCGGTGTGTAAATTGCTTTGTCATGGCTGAATTCACCGTTCCATGTCTTTTTCATTGGCAATTCGCCCTTCATATAAAGCTGATGAAGTCGATGGCAACCGCCTTCAAGAAGGACAGGGGAAAAGCGCGTGAAAGTTCCCATACCGTGCGGTGTGACTTGAGTTTTATCCTCGGTCAGATATTTATCCCGCGCATAGCTCGCCACGCGCCACCGAGGGTCTTTCTCTGGATCACGCTGCTCGTTGTAAACCCACTCACGCCCGAAAGCCCACCACATCATTTTGCTGACATTGACGCCGTTCAGGCCCTTGCAAAAGGCCGGGATAGTCATGCCTTTAGTGAAGTGTTTCTCCAGGCTGCCAACTGTTGCGGTAAGCACGATGTTTTCTCCTGCCAGCCGCTGGTTATCTTCGGAGTAGTTCATCAGCAGTCCCCGGAGGGTTACTGGATCGCTCAGCATCCGCATTGCATCAACGGGCTGCTGGGTCTTTGATTCCAGGGTAAACCAGCGGTCGATAACGGCCGCGCGGCGCACAACGTCATAACCGGTGATAAGAATTTCAGTGTGGCGGCGGTTTAGTAGCAGCTCCGACACGTAACCCCGACTGTCAATTTTCGCGATCGCCCCATCAATGATTTCAACCTGTTGTTTTTTATGATGATTGAAATTCCAATCATTCTTTCCGATCCCATACAGCTGGAAAATTAGAGTCCAGACATCGGCATGAATATTACCGAGTGTTTTCCCGGTCAACTGGGCAATTTCTTTCGTGCTCATCATTGCTACTGGCGTAGGGCTGGTAATTTCATTTTTCATAGCGATCACCCTCAGTTCGGTTTGTTAGCCAGGTGAGCGGCATATTGCTGTTTGATTTCTTCGTGCTTCTGCACCCATTGCTTAAATTCACGCTTTTTCGCCAGGATGCGGCGAATACGGCGGGCGCAGCGGATGTGAGCAAAGGAATATTGCTGCGTATGCTGACCAATGCTGTGCGCAATGGGGCGGTCAAACTCATCGAACATCGGGTCATTGGTTGCGATGCCGGCGCGATGAAAGGTTTTGGTGACCATGTAGTGCGCCAGATTGTTGATGGCAGCACTGCGGCTCAGGCAGCGTTTTGACCAGCCGTGACGTGTCACAACGAACACGGGTGACTGCACGACGCGGAACGATTCATCGATAGCGTCTTCTTTAATTACTGTGAGTTTCATTTTCCGTCCTTCGCTCCGTTGTATTTTTCGTGAGTCATTAACTGCCAGTCTTTACCGCCATTTTGAGAAAGCATTCGCCAGCGTCGATTAACCTTCAGGCTCAAATATCCTGTGCCACGGATCCGGCAGGGGAATATGCGCCGCTTGCGGTACTGCGATAATTTCCGGGTTGCCTGGTTAATAACCCATTCCGGCGCTTTTAATATGGTCAGCGTCATTTATTCCCCCGCTTAGCAAATGCCAGTTCGGTAAGGTTAGAAATCAGCGCGTTCATAAACCCAACACCCATGTCAGATAACTTTCCCGATTTCAGCTTCACGCACTCGCTGTACGTCTCTGATATTTCCCGCTCAGCTGCTTCTGGTGGCGTTATTTTCATAACCGCGCTTTCAAATAATTTCTTAAGCGCTTTTTCAACAATGTCTGAGTCAAGCTGAACGGTTGTTATTGAGCCATCAGGTAATTTAACAGCGGCTATCATGTTGCCGGTTTTTCGCACCAGTCCAGCGAGATATAAATTAATGAGTCGACTTCTGTTAAGATCAAGCACGCTTTTCATGAAGACGATCCTCTTTATCCTGACGCTCTTCTTCTATACGAAGGAAAGTGTGAATTTTTGCCGACATGTTATATGCAAGGCCAATAATTGGATCGTTGGGCCGTATTACATCTCCAGTGCCTCGCTCATAAATAAGTTGAAACAGAGCAGTAAGCTGGTCAGCTATTTCTGAAGCTTCGCAAATAATCAATTCATTGCTTTTCATTATTTGACTCCATAAGCGGCACGAAGAAATAAATTAGCCAGAACGTCATGCCCGGCCTTGTGGAGCATCGCCGCTTTGCGGTATCGCTCTATATCTTTAATCAGGCTCATGCCGCACCCTTCTTTACGTTGCGGACTGTAGCGTCAGCCATAAGGCATAGCTCATTGAGCAGGCTTGCATAACGGGCTGCCAGCTTCGGGTTTGCGAGCCTGAGAGGCTTCAGAAGCTGTGTGCCAAACTCTTCGTTGAGCTGGCGTGCGTACTCAGCTGCCTGCCTGGCTGTGTCGAGTGAGCGTCCAATATAAACAGCGTCAGGCTCGATGTTATTAACTGACAGTTCGGCATTCAGGCCAGATTCACTTGCTACTAATTCAGTGTGCATTTTCATTACTCCATAAATGGAAGCGTAATAAAGGCAATGATCATCGAGAGGCCAGCCATGAAAGCGAGTGCTAAACATATTTCCATACTGACCTCCGGTGAATTTTGGTTGTGGAATTCCCCAGCGCGGGCGCTGTAATCTCAAAACGTTTAAATTAATTTAAGAGGTAAGATAGCTTTGGGTCTGCAATTATCTCATTCATCGCTTCTTGATTTATTTCTTCAGGCTTTTCCCATGCACAGATTAGGTATGCAATATTGTCTTTTCTTTTATACATCGCGTATATTTCGGATTCTAAAAACAAACACTGAAGCTCCAGACCGAATTGATCCGTCGTTCTGAAGAAGTTAGGGAATAAGTCTTTGTTATCCACAACAGGAAATTCGAAGATTTCCCCGCTGCTTAATCTTACTGAAGCTGACTCGCATTTGATTATGCCATTAATAGGAAAGCTCATCTCACTGGCTCCGTTGTTTGCCGATGAGTTAATAGTACTTTAGGTAGTAGTATTTGCAATACTAAAATATAAAAATATACATAACGGCAGGTATTAGATTATGAAAATTAAGAAGATTTAGATGAAAAAAAACCGGCAAATGCCGGTTTTTTTTAGAGATTTGCATGTTAAACGAAACGATACTTTGCTTCAACGACAACGCCTAGTAGCCTGCAGTTTCCGTTTATCGCAGTTAAAGGGTACTGAGGATTCAACGGCTTGAGGTATTTCTGCCCGCCATCGATCACCAACTTTTTAAAAGTTGCTTCATTGGCATCAACTAATTTTGCGATGACAAGGCTCCCGTTCTTAGGTTCCTTACCAGTATCAACCAGAATTAGCATTCCTTCAGGCACGCTTAAACCTACAGGTGACGTCATTGAATCACCCTGGACGCGTAACCAGAAGCCATTGCCTTCTATGTGCGCATCTGATTCCAGCCACTCATCAATATCCTTAACGGCGTAAGGCTCGCACGCCTCTGCCCATGATCCTGCACTGACCCAACTGATTAAAGGGAACGTAGGTCTTTTTTCATAACTACCTAAAAATTGTACATTTTGAGCTGCAGCATGCATGAGCTCCATTTCTTTAGCCAAGTGTGGGCTGAAGTCCTCAAGTTGAACCCCTAAGATTTTTGCAAACATCAATGCAGCACTTACGTTTAGAGCATTTCTTCCATTTAGATAATGACCGACTGCGCTTTGAGTAATGTTCAATTCATCTGCGATGTCCTGCTGAGTTATACCCAAGACCTTCTTTTTGGATTCGTAAAGTGCCTTAAGGCGAGCCGCGTCTTTTAGCTGTTCTTCAGATAATCGTTTTTGAGTTTTCATCTCAGAATTTTAATACCTTTAGTTTGAAAAAGTCTCCTACTGATAGTACTATGGATTTTAGTACTTTTAATACTATTAAATAGGTGATCGGTATGATGACTTTCACGCTTAAAGATTACGTTTCAGAAATCGGCCAGGTGAGAGCTGGCAAACACTTAGGTGTAACCCAAATTGCAATCAGCAAAGCTGTGCGATCTGGACGCTCTATCTTTGTTCAAATTGCTAAGGATGGAAAGGTTTCAGCCTACGAGACGAAGTCTTTTCCGGCAAAAAAGAAATCAGAAGCAGGTTTTTCGCACTCAGCCCGGATTGGAGATTCGCAATGAAAACTTCATCGCAAAAGGCAATAGCTGTCTATCACAAGACAAAAGGTCATTGCGGTTACTGTGGCTGCATGCTGCCCTTTGTTGGATATACGGTCGATCACGTGGTTCCTCGTAGTAAAGGCGGGGGAAATGAGCTGTCTAATTTGATGGCTTCTTGCAGAACCTGTAACACGAGCAAGGCTTCCCGTTCGGTAGAGGAATTCCGTTTAGTAATGGCTGCCCGTAGTGCTGACTGTGATTTGTTTACTGCAAAACAGTTGAATTTTTTGAAAGGAGCCGGCGCATTCCCATTGCTTAATATTCCTGAAGTGCATTTTTTCTTCTTCGAGACAATGGAGGCAGAGGATGCGGCCATCTGATCTCGCCCGGGAATTTGGTAATCCGGTAGCTTATTACCCTGGGCTGGTTAAGCATCTTGGAAGCGTTAATGCTGTGCTTATTTTCTGCCAGTTTTTTTACTGGACTGGGAAAGAGTCGTCTTCGCTGGGTATCTACAAATCCGTAGAAGACATAGAGAGAGAAACGGGGCTTGGATACCGTGAGCAGGCAACAGCCCGTAAACAGCTCGTCAGTAAAGGGGTTTTGATTGAGACTCACAAGAGATTAGAACACAAAATTTACTTCAAAATTGATACCGATCGTCTTGATGAAATTATCGGAGATGGGTTGTGTAATTCCCGAAATGCGCAAAACGCAGTTGGGGAAACTACAAATCCGCATTCCGGCATGTCGAAAAGCGCATTTCGCGGGGATACAAATCCGCAGTTCGATCATACAGAGAATACATCAAAGAATACCACAGAGATTACTACAGAGAATATTGGTGCACAGGCTGAAGCCTGCACACCGAAAAAGGGTTCAGGTCAGGATTATTCAGTTGAGTTTGAACAGGCCTGGCAGGCTTATCCAAAGCGCGCTGGCGGCAATCCTAAGCAAGCAGCCTGGAAGAGCTGGCTGGCCCGTATTCGTGAAGGCATCAAGCCGGCTGACATGCTGGCAGGTGTACAGCGCTATGCGGCGTATATCACTGCAACAGGCAAGGCCGGGAGTGAGTACGTGAAGCAGGCTTCAACTTTCTTTGGGCCGGATCACCATTTCGTAGAGAGCTGGACAGCACCTGCTCAGCAGCAACGCAGTACGCCAGCACAGAGCCGCCACAGCGGATTCTCAGAGCGGGATTACGGCACCACCACCAAACCATCATGGTCGAAGAGGGTAGCAGAATGAGTTATCAACTTAATGGGCGTAGCAGCCAGATTCAGTCACTGAAAACGACGATCGGCACGCTGAAGGAAGAGCTGGATTTCGCTGGCGGGAATGTGTCGGCAGTTGACCGCTTCCTTGACAAGCATGAGAAGCTCACCAAAACCTGTAAAACGCATCGCAATTTCGAGCAACATCGCATCTGGACTGAATACAGCGGGCGCGTCGCCGAGAAGTTTTCACGCTGCCCTCACTGCATCAACACCGAACTGGAATCAGCAAAATCTGATCTTCACGCTCTCCAGGTGGAGGCGATGACTGAAAAGGCCAATATTCCAGAACGTTTTGCAGGCTGCACTTTTGGTAATTACGACGCGGTGAATCAATCCGCGCAGACCAACCTCGACATTCTGCGAGACTACGCCAGCGCATGGCCGCAGATGTATGAGGCGGGAACCAGCCTGATCCTAACCGGCAGGCCGGGAACCGGCAAAAACCATCTGGCTGTGGCGCTGGCAAAGAGCATCATCGAACAGCATCAGGCATCGGTGCTGCTGACTTCTGTGATGCGCATCATCCGCGCCGTTCGCCGTACGTGGGAGAAGGGCAGCGAACGCAGTGAAGAAGACGTGATTGCGTTGTATACCGGCATGGACCTGCTGATTATCGATGAGGTGGGTATTCAGTACGGCTCAGAGTCAGAGATGATCATCCTGTTCGACATCATGAATACACGCTACGAGCGCATGCTGCCAACGGTACTCATCAGCAACCTGGCATTGCCGGAAATTTCACGCGTTATAAGTGACCGCCTGACTGACCGCATGGTTGAGGGTGGCGGGGCAACGTTGGTATTTGACTGGCCCAGCTATCGCAGCCAGAAGGGAGCGCCTGCTGTATGAGTGATGCACTGTGGCGTGATCAGGACATTGAAGCGGCCGTGCTCGGGGCAATGTTCCTTCGCGGCGCTGATAACGAGGTGATGGAGGTCATCGCCTCGCTGCCAGACAGCGCTTTCAATTTCCATCAGTACCGGGACGTCTATCTCGCTATCGCCGCTCAGGCCAGAGGCAAGGGGATCATCGACCCGATTCTGATTGGCGAACAACTCCCTCAGTACCAGGCGATCATCGATCAGACTGGCCGCCTTGCGTGGGCCAAATCGTCTCTGAAGTCATATTCACAGCAGCTGGTTCGCAACGCGGCAATTCGCGATGCTTTTCATGCCCTTTCTGGCGCTCTGAGCAGCCTTACGGCAGCGCCTAACAGCGAGGCAGGGATTCGCATTCTGGAAGAGGTAAAGGCAGCCGTAGGATCGATACAGACAGAGTCTGACGTGATCAGGCCCGTATCAATCGACGATCTTCTACCTACCATCATCAATCGCATTGATGAGCGTATGAGGTCTGACAGTGCTGGCCGTTCAGTAATGACCGGGATCGAAGACCTCGACGCTGTAACCGGCGGATTCGACCAGACCGATTTAATTCTTCTGGCGGCGCGGCCTTCGATGGGGAAAACCGAGATGATTCTGGACATCACGGAAAATATTACCGCCAGCGGTGCCGGGGTGCTGTTTTTCAGCATGGAGATGAGCGATATCCAGATCGCAGAGCGCCACGTTGCCGCAGCTGGTGGAATCTCCGCATCGCGGCTCAAGTCGCCAGACCAGCTCAAGGATGAAGACTGGGCGCGCATCGGTAACGGTATCGGGCAGATGACGGGCCGGAAAATCTGGATTGTGGACGCCAATAACCTGACTGTGGACCAGATTCAGCACATCGCCAACCGCCATATTCAGCAGCACCCGGAGACAGCGCTGGTGGCTATCGACTATCTCCGCCTAATTAAGCTGCAGAGTGCCAGCCGTCACGATCTGGCCGTGGGTGAGGTTTCGAAGGGGCTTAAATCTATGGCAAAGGCAAACCGCCGGCCAGTTGTTGCACTCAGCCAGCTCTCACGCAGCGTTGAGAGCCGCCCGAACAAACGCCCGGTAAATGCAGACCTGAAGGACTCAGGCGAAATTGAAGCAGATGCAGACATCATCATGATGCTCTATCGCGACGAGGTTTATAACCCGGAATCTCCCGCTGCTGGCATTGCTGAAATCAACATCACCAAAAACCGAAACGGGCCTTTGGGTACCGTGTATCGCCGGTTCTGGAACGGACATTTTCACAATATCGACCAGGACGAGGCAAGGGCCAGAAGCACTGAGCGGCCTGAAGTACACAGCGGCAACAAACGTTATTCCAAAAGAGGGGCAGCATAATGCGTGATATTCAGATGGTGCTTGAAAGATGGGGAGCATGGGCTGCCAGCGGTGACACAAACATTGGCTACCCGCGCACTGCTGCCGGCCTCTCACGCCTGCTTCCTGCAAGCAGGGCCGGTCGCCCGTCATGCTGTGATGACGATGGCATGTTTATTAGTGAAGCAATGATCCGCCTGAGAAAGCATGATGAATATCTTTGTTCGCTGCTGGAGTGGCATTACATCGACAATATGACGCTACGAGCAATGGCAGGAAAGTTGGGCATTTCACACAATCACGTTTCGGTACGGCTTCAGTCGGCAGAAAGTTTTATTCAGGGATCACTTTGCACGCTCGATATTAAGCTGGAAATGGATCGCGAATGTCGCAAAGAAAATATTTTTCAATGAAACTGAAAAAGGTTGTGTAATTACAAAACCGGATTTATTCTGCTATGAGTTGTCACTACGCACTGACACATAACATTCGAAACCTCGCCATCTGGCGGGGGTTTTTGTAACTATCCCCCCAAGCATCTTCTAATCTGGTATGTTGTCTTTTTAACTAAGGAGAAGTTGCAATGGACGATGAAGGTAGCGAACTGAGTAAAATTCAGGAAATCCGCACCACGGATGACGTAGAACAGGCTAACCAAGGGTTAGAAAAAGGTTGGGTACTACTGAAGATAACCGAGAATGTTTTTAGTTGGGAAGATGGTGGCAAGACCAGTAAATTAACATACCATCTGGGCAGGCCGAAAAAATTACCAGTCTAATTTCAAGAAAAGCTCAGCCTGCAAAACTAATCTTTTTATGACTGCTTCAGGTTGAGGCATTTATTGAATCAAACATTTAAACCTCGCCTTAGCGGGGTTTTTTTATTGTCTTAAATCCTGTTGCCGACGGGCAAGGCAGTTACCGCTATAGCGTCAGGGTTTATTTCAAAAAAAATCCCGCGCTCTACAGGGTGGTGAGAGTTAGCGGGAAAAGAATTCAAGTTTCGTTTCATCAGCCATCTTTTAGGATGGCAGGCCCACTTTAATAGGCTAGAGATATATCTTTTCGCAAAAAATGCTAGTTATTACAGCATAGTAATATTTCACAAAGGCTCACTTCGGTGGGCCTTTTTCGTTTTTGCGTACGCCAAGCAGTCTTCACACACTTTTGACTCCGTGGCGTTGCGCAACTTTATATTCAGACTACAAACAGCACCGACCGTTATCACGGAGGTGGCCATGAGTATCGATATGAGCAAACTTGCATCTGGCGTAGCCTACGGCGCGTCTGCCGGAACGGTGGCCAACGGGTTGCTCACCCGATTAAGCCCCGATGAGTGGAGTGCTGTTGGTGTTATTGCCGGTATCGTTGTCGCGTTACTGACATTCGCTATCAATTTTTACTTCAAACGCAAAGTCTCTCTGGCGCAGATAAAGGCGCTGGAAGAACGCGGCTACATACCGTCTGAAAAACTGGGTGAGGAATAGGCATGGCTATGTCAGCAAGTCTGCGCAATAAACTCATTGCCGCGGCGGGTGGCGGTGCCATGCTCATCGCAACGGTGTTCCTCGGTGGAAAAGATGGTGTAGAGGGTCGAGTGTACGAGCCTTATAAAGATGTGGCTGGCGTATGGACTGTCTGTGATGGCCATACTGGCAGCGACATCATCAAAGGGAAAAAGTACACGGATCGCGAATGCGATCGCCTGATGTGGAATGACCTGCAACCCGTAAAGAAAGCCGTAGACGGAATGGTCAAGGTGCCGCTCGGCGAATATCAGCGCGCCGCGCTCTACAGCTTCACATATAACGTCGGGACGGGTGCATTCTCAAAATCAACTCTCCTGAAGCGCCTGAATACGGGTGATGTTGACGGTGCCTGCGAAGATTTGCGCCGCTGGATTTATGCGGGCGGCCAAAAATGGCGCGGACTGATGAACCGCCGCGATATGGAACGCACCATGTGCCTGGCGGAGAGTATTGATGATCTGGCTGGCAAATAACTGCCGTGCTCTGCTGTGGTTCCTGCTTTGCCTTTGCATTGCGGCGTTTGCTTCGGTAGCTAACTACTACCACAGCAAATACGAATCAGCATCCCACCTGGCGGAAACGCGACAGGAAACAATCAACGATATGCAGCGCCGCCAGCAAAGCGTTGCTGCGCTCGATGCCAAATACACACAGGAACTGGCTGATGCTAAAGCCACTATCGATCAGCTGCATGACGACGTTATTGCTGGCAAGCGTCGGTTGCAGCTCAACGCAATCTGTACGAAGCAACCCACCGTCTCCCCCGGCATGGCTGATGCAGCCAGCGCCCGACTTACTGAAGCCGCTGAACGGGATTATTTCACCCTCAGAGAGCGA